GTTTCGACCAGGGAACCTAGATACAAGTTCCTCGGGTCCAAAGGCCCCTATGAACTGCGGATAGCGGTTCAGGGTTTCCTTTAAATTTAACTGAAATTCACGCATCGATTCTATGCCTCGAATTGCAGTATTACTGTTGAGAATCCTAAAAATCCTTAGGAATTCCTCAACGTTTTCCCCTTTCCTGGCCCTGGCAAATAACCATTTGAAGGGCCAAGGGGATTCTTCCAGGATGAATTCTAATTCATCCTCGAAACCAAGGCCGTAACCACCAACTTTTGTTGGGAGGTGTACGGCCCACCATGATCGGGGGTTCAAAGCCTTACTAGGCAAGAAAGATCCCATCCTCTTAATAAAGAGGTTTCGGATACTACGAACCATCGATTTACTATAAAAGTCCTCTGGTAACCACGAGAGGACCTTCATCAATTGTGCCGATTTACCAATCGCCACATTTTTGTTATCCTTTGTGAGACCCGTCGATTGACCGGTTTCTAAAAGTCTAACTTTCACGGAATCAATCATGCAGAGATTTTCTGCTTTGGGGTACATCTTCCCCTTGATTAGGTTTTTCAAAAGAATCACCCTTTCCGTGTACTTGACGGCCACCGATGAGTAGCCGTGTTTCTCGCCAGATATCTGAGATCCCACCGATCGGTGGATCTCAGATATTGAGTCGAGATAACCGGAGGGACCCACCACTAGGTGGTCATCCCCTCCGATGTGAACGTACCTCCACCACTTATGAGGTGAAGGTGCGTTGTCATATAGCAGGTCACACCGATTGGTGTAACGGAGGAACGCTAGTTCCTCAACTGCTAAATTTAGGATGGTGAGGGCTGGCTTTGCCAACTGCTCACCCATCATAATTCCCGTGTTGGACAGAATACTGTTCCTGTCACGGGCTTCAACTAGCCTTGGGCCAATTGTGTTCAAAGCGAGATGGATATAGCCTGGAGAATACTCCATGCCGTACCCATGTATGAAGGCTTCGAGCATTTCTCTCCAAAGCCTTTGATGTTGTGCATTCGTTGCGTCCGATAGGTCGGACGATAGCACATATATATCCCTCTCTAGGGGGCCAAATCGATTGACAAGGCCCCTATAGGCTTCCCAAGCCTGGTCCTGTCGGACGAAACTTGAGAAGACGGAGGGATGGAACCTCAGGGCATCTATTAAGATGTGACCGAGAGGTGCTTGTAACAACCCAAGCCAATATGGCGTGAGTGTTACCCAACGAGCTTT